TAAACATCGCCTCCCTGATTCTGATTATACTCAGGAAATAAATTACTGTTGTTTACAATGTAATCTAAAAACCTTTGTGTATAATACTCTGCTGTGTTTCTTGCTTTATTTACTAAAAAGTCTACTTCACTTTTTGATACTGTTTCTGAGTTTTCGCTTGTGTGCTTAAACACTCCACCATTCTTTATTTGATAAGCTGCATAAGGTATATACTCAGCTTGTGCATACCATATTAACATAGGTTGTACATATTCGTTTACTAAGGTTTGATAGTTTCCTGTTAAACCTGATCCTGCTATGTCTGTACTGATCTTGTCATATAGTTTAGTTCCTAAGTAGTTTCTTATTTCGATTTGTTGCGCTAACTTGATAAACTGTATAAATTTATCTGTATCAACATTACCATCAATGATACTGTTCTTAACTAAATCTGTTCTCGATATAAATAAAACTGTTGCCATAATTAATTCTTAAAACCCATTTTGTTCCAATATGCAGCAGTATAACCTGCTCTAGGCATATTTCTAGGAGCTATAGATACTTTGTTAGGATTTGATTTTGGTTTAAACCCATCGCTTATTGCTTTGTTTGTGCTTATAGTATCTCCTAAACTTCTTTCTCCATCTTTTCTTGCATATATTTTTCTAGTCCATCTATGCGAACATCTTGCACCACCCTTATATAACCATATAGAATATGTTGATGCACCATTCTTACCAAAGCCTGGATTAACTGCAACATTCTCTAAAGCTATAATATCTTCTTTACGATAGACCTTATTAGCTCTCATCATCTTTATACAAAACTCTCTTGATCTACCTGCTCTAGTTTTATAACCACCAGAGTAAGCTGTGTACATATATCTTACTAAATAGGTAATATCTTCTTTACCCTCTTTTTTACTTTTACCATCTTGCTCACTCTCTTTGTAGGGTGCAGCTTTACCTACTCTTGCTAACTTTACTTCGTTGTTTAGCTCATCTATTTTTTTGTCTAACTCCTCCTCTAATTCATAGTCTACATCCATTTCATCAATCAAGTCAAACTCCTCTAACAAATCTTCTTCGTTTTGACCTTTACCTATAAAATCTTCTAGTAGTTTGTTAGATTCTGCACTTAATTTAACTCCTGTTTCTTCTTCCTTAGTTTCTTCATCCTCTACATTCTCTAAGTCTGTAAATTCAAGTGGCTGAAGCGTTTTAAAGTATAAATTAAGCGATATATCGTTGTAAGCAAGTATTTGGTCAAAGTGGTCTATTAAAAGTCCTTGAAAGCCTTTAATTACTAAATTATCAAATAGTATAGATGCTGTCTTTAATTCATCAGCGTTATTACCAAGACCTGTAGAATCTTTGATACCAAATAACATTGGACTTACAACCCTATGAGATACCATAATTTTTTTAGAACTCTCATCACTTAAAAACTGATATTGATTGTGAGCATCACTAAGTTGTATAGGATCTATTGTAGCTGCTGTTTCAGAGTTGTCGTTAAATGCTAAAATAAATTTACCTGCATTACTAGAGCCACTAAACTTTTCGTAGATTCTTCTTTCTATCATTTCTCTTTGTTCTGGGTCTGGAGTACCATTGTTGAAGTTGATTAACATACTTGGTGCTAGTCCGTTTAGTATGTTGTTTAAATGGTAGTTGGATATTTCCTCCTCAAGCTCTGCGTATTGTGTTCCCCCTTGATAATCTACAGGACTATAATACTTAAAACCTGCTCTATAAGGCTTTATGTACATTATCTCTAATCCCTCTTTAGAAGTTCCAAATGCAGGTATTCTTTTTAATTCGTTTCCTCGCTTGTACTTTGACCAATCACTAAAATAATAGTAACCCTCTATTTCGCCTTTTTCGTTGCATTTTTCTGCTCTTAATGTCTCGATAGGCATATGTTCTAACTGTACAATTTTAGTTCTGTCTTTTGAGTAGATAACTTGTATTGCACATTGACCCATAAGTTTTAAATCGTAGCATAGTTTTCTAGTGCAATCTTTGTTAAATAAACTCATCATTTGAGCATACTCATTAGGCTTTCTGTTTGAATCTGTAGCATCTAAGCCTTTTCCGTAGATCATCTCGCTAACACCATTTATAATAGCGTTATTCGTAGGACTTCCGTTGTATCTGTCTATTAGGTATTGAAAGTAATTGTTATCCTCTCCATACTCGATAAAGTCTTTGCCTCTTACTTCTTTTACTACAGGAGAAGTATAAGTGCTTAAATTAACAATACTTAAATCTGATTTATTTTTCATATTACAATATAATCATTATCATAGACATCGTTTCCTGTTGGTATCGTATATTCGCCACTATTTACTGAGTAAGAAGCTATCGCCTGGTCAGTACAGAAAACTTTATCTTTATATATTACATTACTTCCCTCTTTTAAAGTGAGATCATAAAATCTACCCTCTACCAGTACTGGACTTAATGCTTGTGATAACACTAAATAATTCTTGTCTGTTGTTGTGCTTACTGAGTATGTTGTTGAGGTGTTTGTTGAATCATCTCTTAATATCATAGTCACACTTGATGCATAACTTCTCGGTATAACTTTTAAAGTTTGAGCTGATGCAGATGTCGTTAAGTGTATCATACTTATATAACGTACAAACTTTAAATTTTGTGTATAAAAAAAGAGGAGTCCGAAAACTCCCCTTTAAAACAAAACTAATCTATTTTATGAAAACTTATATAAATATAAGAAATTAATTTTAGTTAGGTGTTATTTGAGTTGCACTTGCATCTCCTGTTACTACAGAGCCTGTAATAAAGTAAGGTGGTGCAGTCTCTTGTGCTACCATTGTTAATGTAAAACCACTTAGATCTCCCATAGCAGCTCCACTTACAATAGTTCCCCCTGTTACTTCTGCTCCGTGTTCTAAACCTACTACAAAGTAATTGCCGTTATAGTCCTCTACAAAAACGTGAGGTCTTGCGTGTGCAATTAATTTTAATTCTTCTTGTGTAGCTTTTTCAAGGAACGTAAGTGTCAAGTTTAATGTGGTTTCATAGAAAGTAGTACCATTTTCTCTTGAGCTATTGATTGCAGTTTCTAAAGATGAATTGCCTTTTATGTCAAATTGAAATAAAGCAGGACTACCTGCTAAAGCAGTAACTTCACCACCTGTAATCGTAGCAGTACCAAGAGTTCCGTAATCAGCAAAGTAAACAGTTTTTAAACCACCTACCCCTGATTTACAAGGTAACTTTCTTCCTGTTGTTAGTGTACAAGCCATAATTATTAGTATTAAAAAAGGGTAGGCAGAATACTACCCACCCCTTTATATGTTAGTTAATTTAATTTATTAGTCGTAAAGTACAACATCAGCACCAACACCGATTTGGCATCCCGCTGTATATCTCATTACTACTCTTACGTTTTGTGATCCATCAATATCTGACATATCAATAACTTTAACTTCGTTTCTGTCGTTTAATAGACCTGTTCCGAAGAATAAGTTAGAGCTTCTTGCAGCGATTGCTTGGTTATCTCCAAAACCTGAAGATGGATAGATTCTTACACCATCAAAGAATAAGTTATCTAATGATTGATTGTTACCTCTATTCTCGTAACCTGCTGCTCCTAGTCCTGCTGCACCGAAACCACCTAAAGCTCTAATGTAAGCTCTGTAGATGTTTTGTGATACATAGATAATTAGATCATCAGCTCCGTAAACTCCTGATGGAATAGCATCAACGATTTTACCTAATTCTGCGATTACGTTAGCTGAAGTAACTGTTCCTGCTGTTACATCATTTACAGTACCATCTGCTGTTGCTAATGTTACAAAACCATCGAAGTTACCCTCTCCTGCACTACCACCCCAAATAGATGATTCAGTTGCACTTGCAACCTCAGCAGCTACTCTTGCGATAACGAAGTCAGAAAATAATGGAGGTAAGTTGTCAAAAGCAGAGAATCCCATCTGTGCAGCTTCCCAATCAGCGTGTAATTCTTTTTTACAGATCTGTAGGTTTACTTGTAATTCAGTTGGTGTTAATACTTTTTCAGTAAGTGTAAGACCTGAAGTCGTAGAATCGAAATCACAATCAGCACTTCTTACTAAATTTGAGAAAGCCCCTACTTTCATAGCAGCTTTGTACTTAATGTTTGGCAAAATAGTTATCGCAGCATCATCTAATGTTTTTGCTGTCAATAAACTCGCAGCTATATACTTACCTGCAAATTCTCCTGCATAACTACTTGCTGTAATTGTTGGATTTGGCATTTTTCTTAATTTTAATTATTGGTTAATTTTTTCATTACTCTATCTAAAGCAGTTTCTTTTCTGTTTTGACCGAATCTTACTTTAAATTCTTGTTTAGCTTCTGGATTGTGAGAAATAGGCTCAACAGCAGGAGTTTGGCTAAGTTCTTCTTTTACTTGCTCTGCCATTTCTTCTTTCTTCTCTTTTTCTTCTTTTAGCTCTTTGATCATACCTTTGATTTCCTCAACTGCTGATTCAAATTCTTCTTTACGAACATATTGCATTTCTTCTTTCTCTTCTTCTTCGACTTCTTCTTCCTCTTCTTGTGCTTTAATTTCTTTGATAACACCCTCTTCTTCTACAACAAGTGTATTACCATCTTCCATTAAATATTCGCCTTTAGGTACTGCTACCTTTTCATCTTCTGTAAGAATAAAGATTTCGTTTCCTGATTCAAAAGCCTCAGCTTCTAATACTGTTCCGTTTTCTAGCTTTAGTTGAGCTAGTTCTAGTGCTTCCTCAGTTAATTGAGTATCTTGCTCAATAGCTTCTTCTCCTAAGAAAGTCTTGATTTTGTTTAAGATTTCTGTTGATTTCATATTACTATAACGATGTTAAATTTATATTTGCATTTTTATACTTTACCAATGCCTTGGTTTATTATATTGCCCTTACAGCACTTTACTGAATAGGTTTCATCTTTACATAAACAACCTCTACGCGCACCTCTTGGACTTGTCTTACTTGGTGTTTCAAATTTTTTCATCTTCCTTGACCTCTGTATTGTTTTTTATATCCGTTTTGTCCTACACTCGCATTTTTGCTATGTGGGTGTGATTTGCGTTTAGGTTTTATATATACACTTACTACTTTTCTTGGCATTATGGTTTCTTTGGATGTCCTTTTGGTAACAGATCATAGTCTCCTGTGTATTTAGGATTCTGTGGTCTACCATTCTTTACTAAGTATAAAAAAGCATTTACCCTTGCAAAACTCCATTGTGAGGCACTTTTTACTCTTGGACTATGCGAAGTATTAAAAGCTCCTAAACCTCGCTGAAACACAGCCTTTAACATTCCTACGTTTACACCATAACCTAACTTGTCTTTGTATCTTTCGTTAAATTCATCTGACTTATTTTTTAACGTAGCCTCATCTTCTTTAGATACTTTAGCTCCTCTTGTTGTTGAAGCATCGCCTTTTGCTGTACCTTTACCTTTTGGGTTTTTATTTGGAGTATTAGATTTCGGCGCTTTAGGTGATTTAGTTATACCTCCTTTTTTTCCTACCTTAGCATATTCATCTTTTTTTACGCACTTGTGCTTTTTCCAGTCTTTTACGTAACCTTCAGGGCATTTGTATTTTTTAAAATCTTCTTTAGTATGTGTTTCACATGGCATATACCAAGTCTTACCTTCAAACTCATGCTCGTGCATTCCTTCGCATCCTATATTCTTAGCCATTTCCATAGCCTTATCTTTAGATGCGTATGCTAGTCTATCATCTATAATTGCAAATTCTTCATTAACAATCATAGACTCTAGTTCTATTTCGCCTAATTCTTTTAATTTTGATTTTGACCATCGCAATCCTGCTTTACCACCCCATAATAAATAAGATATAGTACCACACGCTTTAGAATCTCCCTCATCGTAATATTCCTCTGCTCTACTTAGAAAAGAGTACATTCTTTTTATTGTTTCTTTTGAGATAGGTTTTCCTGCTGCTAATTGTGTAGCTCTTACTTTACCTACTTGTGTAGCACATTTATTGTTTACTTTTTTGTTTAGCTCTAAGCCTCTCTTAGCGTTGTTTTTTACGCCACTAGGGTAATCGCTATATGATTCTAGTTCTCTCCTCTTACCGCCCTTTAAACGCTTGTCCTCTCTCACTATAGATCTTATGTAAGACAACATTTCACTTGCTTCAGCTTCTTCTAAGTCTGCAAAGTCATTTACTGGCTCTTTAGGTCTTTCCATTTTGTCTGCAAAGTAACCCTCTATACTAAACCCTTTGACCTTACCTGTTTTTACAAAGTTGTTCCATATTTCATCGTTGTTTACCTTAACTGCACCCATCCAAGTACCTAAAGCAACATTTAAACCATACTTGCGAGATTTATCGTGTACCTCATCTTCTACTAACCAGGATTCTACTAATGTTAGTCCGTTAATCGTATGTTGGTGTTCTAATGTAGCTTTGGATTGATTACCGTTCATCAAGTAAAGCTGTGATGCTTTTTCTACTGTATCTCTAGAGAAATATATGTAATATTCTTCTTCGCCTTTCCTACGATAGATAGGTTTGTTAGGAATAAGTAAAGCACCCATAAGTATTCGCTTTTCTTTATCTACCTCTGCTAGTTTTATCTCCTCGTTTTTAAGTGCTATAAAATCTTCTTCTATTGCAGGATTTTCTACTACAGATATAGCCTCTATTCCTGTTAGCTCATCATCCCCTAAAATAAGTTCAACGATTCTCATATATGTATAACGTATTAATTAATTATTTTGTTTATCCTAAACTTGCACTTGTTACAATGTTTCTATCTAACTCTTGTGCTGTGCTTACATCCCCTGATACAACAAATGCTCTTGGTGGTGGTTGATTACCTAACAACTCAGCTAGTTGATTTGTACCACTTGCTCCTACTGTATCAAATGATGGAGGTAGTGATGGTGTAGTTGCTGCAGGGATAGTAGGTGTAGATTCGCCACCTGTGGATCTTGCGCCTAATGATGCAGGAGGATTTGGTGGTTTTGTGCTTGTTATATTTTTAACATTTGCTATACCTGCTGCTATTACTGCTGCTGCACCTATAAAACCAAACAACCCTCCTTGTGCTAATGCTTTGTTTGCACCTGCAAAAGTATCTTGTATTGCTTGTACTACTGCTATGGCTTTTCCAAACTTAGAGTTTTGTCCTACTATTGTTGCTATGTTTCCTAAAGTTGATTTTAATTGATTTTCTTTAGCTACACCTAAGTCTTTTTCTAATTTCTTTTGTTGGTTAGCGTTAGCTTGTTGGTAATCTAACAATTCATTATTTGCATCAATAAATGCTTGTGTACCCTCTTCAAAAGCATCTCTTTTCATTGTAAGCCTTTCTTGCTCTATATCTTTTTCTGTTTGCAAATTCTCAATCATCATTTGTATTCTTCTGACTTCGTTTTGCTCCATTTCAGCGTTAAAGTTTCTTTCAATGTTTTGTCTATTAGCTACAGCTTCATCCTCAGACTGTTGTAATTCTATTTTTTCTTTTAATAATGCAACCCTATTGGCTTCTTGTTCTGACATAAAACCCTCTATCTGTGCTTCTATTGCTGCCTTTTCGTTTCTTGCTTCTAATAGTGCTAATCTATCTTCTTCAAGACCAGACAACTCAAATTGTAATTCTGCTTGTTGAATCATTAAGTCAGCATTGGCTAACATAGATTTTTCTTGTTCTTCAAGTGTTGCCTTTAAATCATCATTAGCCTTTATTCTATCATCTATACTTTTGAGATCATTATCTCTAATTTGTCTTTGCTGTTCTGCTTGTCTGTCAAATTGCTCTATAAGACCTTGATTTACTATTCTTGCCTCTGCTGCTGATTTTTTTAGTTGCTCGTTTGCCTTGACATTTTCTACAATAGCTTCTACACTTATATCTTTTAAACCCTCTACTACTTGTGTTCCTATATTTGTTACTTCGCTTACTGCTTCAGTAAAATCAGTTGCTATAGCAGATCCTGCTTCCCCAATTCCTACTACTGTATCTGCAAGACTTTGTTTTGTTTCATCTATTTTAGAATTAAGAGCTTCTATCTTTTCTGTGTCTCCACTACCAAGAAACGATTGCTCCCAAGCTAATTGAGCTTGAAAAAAACCTAAAGCTAAACCATCTATGGCTAATTTAAATGGTGCTATAGCTATCTTAAACACATTACTAACTACCCTGCCTAAAGCATCAAAGTTTTCCGTTGATGATGCTACACTATTATAAACAGTTACTAACACATCACCTATTTCTGAAAAAACTTGTGATATAGTTCCTGTAACTATTGCTACAGTATCCATTACTTGTTGGTTTTTAGATAGTGCTGCTGCTAAAGCTCCAAACAAAGCTACAACTGCACCAATACCTGCTGCTTTAAACGCTGTACCTATTCCTTTAATACCTTTACTTAAGCTAGTAAAACCTTTTTCTGATTTCTTTGCTGTTTTGTCTGTGTCCTCGATTTGCTTCTCTAACTTAGCATATTCTTTTTGCATTTCATCTAAGTTAGCAACAGCCTCTTTGTATTTTAACTTTAACTCTGCTTCTATTACTTGTCCCATATTTGTTTTTTAAAATCGTTGTATGCTTCCTTTATACTCTCTGGGTGTTTGTATTTACCCTTTGCTATTTTTATGTTTTCTGTTTCGCCTTTTGCATAAGGCAATAAGTCTAATATATTTTTTATCATTATGTTAATACGCTATTTGTGTATGTTGCTTTTTTAACTATTAATTCTAATTGCGATTTGCCTGTTGTTAAATCTGTCTGTATAGAGTTTATATAATACTCTTGTGCATTGATAACTATAATATCATTTACAGAATAATTCAACACAAAACTAATTGGTAGATTAGCAGATACTTTTACAATCCTACCATTCTGATTAAATGTTTGTATTATGTATTGCTGATAAAATCTACTAAACAAACTGTTACTATTTATATCTCCATTGAACTCATCATATTCAGATCCAAAGTTTAATGTGTGGTTTTCATCACTAGATACGTTAGATGGTGCATTATAAGCTGTAAGGTTTAAAGATGTTACAGGATAACTACTAGAATCAATAACTCTATTGAAAAATATATAAGGTTTGCCTAAAGCTGTAGAGCCACCATCATCTACCCACCAAGCTAATATGTTTCCTGTTGATACACCTGCGCTTGTTTGTTGATTAATTAATACTGTTCTTTCAAAAGGTACATCTTGACTAAATGATTGACCATCATACTTTTCAGGAGCAGAATAATTGAGATCTCCAAATACTTGACTAAACTGATTTACAAACCTAAGACTTGTTTGTGTTACAGGACTTGAATATCTAAAGTTTACCTGGTTGTAAGGAACAGGTCTATCTATTGTGCTTTGAGAAATATCTATGTATTGTGTTATGTCTCGTGTTGTACCAAGTGTCATAAAATCATCAAAGGTTTGCACAAATATTGTACTACTGCCTTTTTTAGTGTAAGCAACTAGATTGAACATCTTAAATAAGCCTGTAAGAAAGTCTATTACTTTCATTTTAGGTATATAGTCTTGTATGAATATGTTTGACCCTAAAGTAAAGTTTGATGCTGTATAATTATGTGCTGTAGCAGAGTTCTTGTTAATTAACATTGTTACTGATGAAAATGTTATGTTGGTTTCTGCGTTAAGTCTTATTTGTATGTCGTATGTACGCTGACTTAAGTTACCACTTGTTAAATCGACTAAGGGTATTGTCTTTGGCGTACCACTAGTAAAAGATATGTTTTCTTTATAATATAGAAGCTCGTTTGTTTTTATATCCTTAACTATTACTTCCCCTTTCCTTGTAACACTTGGTGTAACACTTATTCTAATATTGTAACTATCGCCTCTATCTACTATTAATGTGTCGTTGGTTAATACATCTCCATCTCCAGATGAGTATGTAAAGTCTGCAAATGTTAGCTTTTTGTTTTTAGTTGTTGTATCTACCCCAAATGTAGGTGGGTCTGTCTCAGGTGCTGA